GTCACGATCTCGTTGATCATGACCTTGAAGTTCATCAAAGCCTTGTCTATATCCAGCGCAGAGGCTGTTTCAGCCACTTTGCCGCCAATGGAGATATTGGCTAGGTTGGTATCCTGAGCCGTCGCAGATTCGTCCACACTGACCAAGAACGAGAAGACTGAATAGACATCGTCCTGAGCGGTCGCAGACTCAGCAATTTTGGAAGCAAACTCCTGTCCTGCCTTAACCGAATCGGTTCCGGTGACCGACTCGTTGACCATCACCTTGAAGTCGTTCTGGGCTTTGACCGAATCAGAAGTCGTTACAGCCTCGTTGACCTTAGCCTTGAAGTCGGCATTTGCCAGCACAGAATCCATCCCAGTAGCCGTCTCAGAAACGCTGGCTCCAAGGCTGTAGACAGAGGTAACGGTGTCTTGGGCTGAAACGGACTCTGAAACCGGCGCATTGAACTGCGTACCGGCCCCAGTGTTGGCATCATTAGCGGTCGAAGTTTCGTCTGAGGCGCGGTAATAAACCGACATCCCCCATCCTGCTTGACCCCATGTGCCTGATCCAAATCCGCCTTCGGCCACCGTTTATGCCTTGACGAGTTCGTCTTCCGGGAACCAACGGGACTGGTTCTGACCGTTCGCGTCCTTCCAAGAGATGAGGCACATGATCACACCGTCTTCGGTCATCATGAACTTCTCTACCGGACCTTCCGGAACAACCACTACCAACTTGACCTGTTCACCCTTTACAAACTTAGCCATGTTTAAACTCCTTAGGCAGCATCAAGGCTGAAGGTGTAGGTGACAGACAGAACGTCGCCGTTCTGCACCACACGATCACCGGGGGCTGCAAAGTCAGAGGCAGAGAAGAGGGTTCCGGACGAGCCGCCCGGTGAGTCTCCGCTCGTGAGGAATGCACCACCGACGTTGGCCGAAGCGTTGATCAGGAACTGCGCCGGGGAAGCAGAGTTCGCAATCACCGAAGGATCAGCCGTGGTGGCACCACCGAAGGTCGCAGCCGGTCGGGTCGCGTTGCTGTACGCCGTCACTTCCGTCCAACCCGCATGGCTTGCCATGGTGTCCGTTGAGGACGGGTTATTCGAAGAAGCAGGTCCATAGACTCCCAGATACCACGCAGCAGTGTAACCAGAACCCTTGAAGTACCGGGTGTTCATGTCGGCCAAGCCGACATTGACCACGAGGTTATTGGACTTTGATTCCCACTTCAGGTTGCCTTCCTTGTCATGGCAACGGACCGTAAAGATACCGCCGCCCTTGAGACGATTGCTGGTGCTGTTGCCCTTTTTGACATCTGCACCAACGGTATCAACGGACTTGGCCTTGTTGATAAGCATTGTTGATTCTCCTAATTGAAACGCAATAGTGCCGACGTATAAGTGTTCGCAGGCATCTGCACCGTGAACGAGTTCGTGGCAGTCTTATCGTTGCCAAAACTCAAAACCGCAATGGATCGATTTGCCTTGCTGGCGTTGTAAATCAGACCCCCTGCGGCAGTAAAACTTGCAGGACTCCAAACCGCATTATTGAAGTTGACGTACACCGTGCCATCGTAATTGTTGATGGATACGCCCGTCAGTGTTACTCCACCTGCTGAGTAACTACCGCTAGTGACTTCGTGCGTCACGCTATAGACGGTGGTGTTCTCGTTCAGGGTGGCGCTGCTCGTGTAAAGCGCCAACTTGATGGTGTCCGTCAGAAGATCGTGAATGCCCTTCAGTAACTCTTCCCGGAAACTGACGGTCTGTGTCTGATAGATCATGTGACCGGTATCCGATTAAGACCTGAACGGAAGGCATCACGACGATCCTTGCCTTCGCCAAGGAGTTTCAGGAGACCCAACGATTCCTGATACTTCTGTTCGTAGTACTGGATCATGTCCTGTTCACCCTTCATGTAGAGGTATGCCTCTCTGAGGGTTCCGTACAGGAGAACGGTTTCGAAGTTATCGCCCAGCCACGAAGTACTCGCGGCCACAATGGACTCTGGATAGTAATAGTAGTGCAGTTCGACCTGATAGTTGCTGTCCGGGGTCGGACCCAGAATCAGCGTGTTCTTGTCGAAGATGGCGTAGTACTTTGGAACGCCACTGTCATCCGGGTCTGGATAGCATTCCCGAATGAAGTTCACATCCTTGTCGATGAGGAACGACTGGGCGTTAGTTACCGGGGTAATGACCGCCAATGAGAAGTTCGCCAACCAATCCGCAGGAAGGGTCAGATACTTGTTGCTAGGGGTCAGAGTTCCAATCTGGTTCTTTCGGATCGCCGGAATGAAGACAGCGTTGTAGATACGCTCTTCAGCCAGTTGAACGAATACGGGAATGTTCGCAACAAACGAGGTTTCCTCGTTCTGCGTGTACTGTTTAACCAGATCAACGAGTTGAGTGTAATTCATGTCACTGCCACCGTGACGGTTCCGACAAAGCCGGTCGAAATGAGATCGTTCGGGGTAAGTTCAGTGTCGTAGGCTTCTGCGCCGCCAATCGGATTCCATCCCCACTGGATCATCCGACTGCCATTGGCACCTTGGTTACCCGGCGCAAAAAAGGTGTTATCCGGTCGCGCATTGCGAAGGGCTTGTGGGTCATCCATGGGAACACGGCCCAACTGCAACTGAGGATGATCAACATCCATGCATTCGAAGCAAACGCGGATACCAATCGGCAACAGGTTTTCATACTGCTGATTCAAGTCATGCAAGTCATATCGTTGACCACAGCGGTCGCAGAACCCGAATGCATTTTTACCTGAGGAAAACGGCTTGCCCATTAGACATTCCTGCCAATGTAGCCGTTCATGGGAACAAAGCGGACAGAAGCCTTCTCACGGTCTTCACCCGCTGCCAAGTCCCACTGAGCCTCGTACTCTTGCTTGAGCATCACCACACGATCAGCCGCTTCGGGCTTCTTCATGGCAACGTAGTACGCCAGTCCTGCCACGAGGCAGGGCAAGAATCGTGCTGGGACATCGATGGTGTTGGCACCGCCGTTACCCACATCCTGAATGCGGCGCATCTTCCAGTAGACGAGCGTGTAGGTCTGGGTGTTGTCCGGAACCGGCCACAGGTACACAACAGGGGCCGCTCTCTGGCGATCCACATATATCTGAAGCGGCATACCCTGAGTGAGTTTGTTGCTCAACTGGGCATAGTCCGACACAGAGATACGGGAGAGGGTGTAATCCGTCTGGCCGCTGACACTGCCTGCATCCGTTCGCAATTGATGCTCAATAAGATCAATCGTGTCGGCAGGCATCGTGTAGGTATAGGTTCCGGGAGTCAGTACCTGAGTACCCTGCTCAATGGTCCACAGATTGATCCCGCGATTTGCCCATTCCAGCGACATGAAGTTCATGGACCGGCGGGCAGTCTGGAGATCATAGCCGGTACGCAACTCCAAACCTGCCCGTTCGAAAGCCTCTTCAACGAGTTCCCGAAACTCAGGGTTAAAAGTTGCGACACCGCTTGTAGCCATTAGACCATCCGACCCTTGGTTTTACCGCGAATAGCGCAGCCATCACGACCGCCACGGGTCATACCACCCTTGGCGTAGGTCATGCCACCACCCATCATCTTGCCCTTGCCATCAGCCGCAAAGAACGGAACCTTTTCGCCGCCCTTGTTGACCATAGGCAATTTGCCGCCTTCGGCATAACGAGTCATGCCGCCAGCACTCATTTCATCCTCGTCTTCCATCATCTCTTCGCGATCATCCATCTCTTTGCCCTTGCGCTTCTTCCCGATTCCAATGGCAATGATCATCATTGGTCCTTTGCCTTTCATGCTCGTGTCCTCCCGCGAATGGCACAGCCATCACGACCAGTCATGCCGCCCTTCTTCATGCCAGATACGCTCTGACCCTGAACGCGCTTGTATGCCTCTTGCATCTTGCGCGACATCTCTTCGTCTTTGATGCGTTGCAGTTCCTCGCGCTGCTTCTGTGCAGCACGAGTCTGTTCCGGTGAGCGGCGAGGATTCTTCATGGTTAGGCTCTCGTCTTCCCACGAATCGCACAACCATCGCGACCACTGCCCTTGAGCATTCCGCCGTCCGCCTTGCCAAGAATCGCCTTGCCACGATCAGTAATTGCTTTACCAATATGCTTGGGCGTCGGACGCATACCGGGGCCAGTTCCGAACTGACGGGTCTGTAGCGTCAC